AGACTCAGCAGGATGTCAGCAATGTGGTGGAGGAGAACAAGGACCAGTTCAACGCCACCGACAACAAGGCCAACTGGACAGGCGAGTGGCACAAGGTGGCAAGCATTCCACTGAACATTTACTACGAGCTGCAGGCCAGCGGCAAGATCACAGATCAAGCCTTCATGAAACGCTGGCTTAATGACCCCGACAACCGATTCTTCAGAACAAGGCCAGGACAAGTATGACAATTATTGCGGTTTGCACCCCTGCGCGGGATATGGTTCACACCCAGTACGCCTATTGCCTGGTGAACATGGTGGCCTACCACGCCTGCAATACGGATGACCGCATTGACTTGAAAATCATGCAGGGTACGCTGATTCAGAACCAACGGGCAGAGCTGGCGCTGGACGCCATGCGAGAGGGTTGCACCCACATCCTGTTCATTGACTCAGACATGACCTTCCCACAGGACATGATTCAGCGGCTGATGGCGCATGACCTTGACATTGTGGCAACCAACTGCGCCAGGCGCAGGATGCCCACAGGCCCAACAGCCAAGGTTGGCAACAGGCTGGTCTACAGCACGATGGAGGACCACGGTCTGCAGGAGGTGGACACCATTGGCATGGGCGTCATGCTGATCAAGGCAGACGTATTCCGCAAGATGTCCGAGCCTTGGTTTGAGACTCCCTGGCGCAATGACAAGCGCGGCTATGTCGGCGAGGATGTCTTCTTCTGTTTGAAGGCCAAGGAAATTGGGTATAAAATCCACATTGACCACGATGTCTCCCGAGAGATAGGCCATATTGGAACCTTTGAATTTCGGCACGAGCATACATGGGTGGTCAAGGATTTGCAGGACAAGGAGGCGTAAATGGCACTCACTACCTACACCGAGCTAAAAGCATCAGTTGCTGATTGGCTCAATCGTTCTGACCTGACAGCGGCAATTGCCGACTTCATCAGTCTCGCCGAGGCTCAGATGGAGCGCGTCCTACGCACCCGGCAGATGATTGTTCGCTCCAATGCATCCTTCAATGTGGAGTTTGGGGCAACGCCTGCCGACTTCCTTGAGGTCCGGACATTCAAACTCTCAGGCACCAACCCGCCGACTCCATTGACATTCCTGACCATTGACGCAATGGACCAGGAGTCCACCAGGCTAAGTGCCAGTGGCAAGCCAAGATTCTTCACTGTGGTGGGAGGCCAGTTTAGGCTGGCTCCAGTGCCTGATACCAACTACGCCACTGAGTTGGTGTACTACGCAAAGTTGAGCAAGCTGTCCAGTTCTGTCGCCACCAACTTCATCCTGGACTCTAGCCCAGACGCCTACCTCTACGGCAGCTTGCTGCAGGCAGCACCGTACTTGCAGGACGACAACCGAATTCCCGTTTGGGCTGGACTGTACGAACGAGCTTTGACCGATTTGCAGGTGGCTGATGACCGTGCATCCACCTCTGGCGGCGCACTGTTGACTCGCGCAAGAACCTTGGGGTAAGCAATGATTGTGACCACGACAAAGGGCGAGATGGATGACTCCTTGCTGGACAAGCGCGAGGGGTCAATTGACACCAGCAATGAATCAACTCAATGGGTTGAGTATTGGCATGATGGCGAGTTGGTGCATCGTTCTGTCAACATGGTTTTGAAGAACGCCGTTTTTGCCCAAGGCGAAACGCAACAAATTTAAGGAACTGCTATGGCAAACACTCAGGCGATGTGTACCAGCTTCAAGGGTGAGCTGCTGGTGGGACACCACAACTTTGGCACTGGCGTAACCCGCGGGTCAACCGCTGCCGACACCTTCAAGGCTGCGCTGTACCTGGCCTCGGCCACCGTCAATGCAAGCACCACCGCATTCAGCGCAACCAATGAGGTATCAGGCACTGGCTACACCACAGGCGGCGTCACTGTGACCTTTGGCACTGCGCCAAGCACCAGCGGTACAACTGCCTTTGTCACGCCAAGCGCCAGCATTGCATTCACCTCTGTGACGCTATCCACAGCGTTTGATGCGGTCCTGATTTACAACAGCACCCAGAGCAATAAGGCGGTCAGCGTCCACACCTTTGGCAGTCAGACTGTGACTGCCGGGACATTTACGCTGACCATGCCGACAAATGATGCAAGCACTGGCCTGATCAGGCTGGCGTAATCAAGGGGGCAGCATGGCTGCTTATGGAACAGGCTACTACGGGCTTGGTGTTTATGGCATCGGCAATGTTGTCATCAGCGGCAACACTGCTACTGGTGATGTTGGTACGCTGCTGGCAGACAGGTCCGTCCAGGAGGACGGGACTGTTGCCACTGGCAATGTTGGCACAGTAACGCTCACGTTGTCTGTTGGCATCACAGGCAACCAGGCTACAGGTGCGGTTGACTCGGTAACGCCATCAGCAGACAAGGCTGTGACAGGCAATGCGGCAACCCTGGCGGTTGGCAGTGTCGATCACAGCAAGGCGGTTGACGTTAACGGCAACCAGGCTGCTGGTGCGGCTGGTTCTGTTGGTGTTGGGGTGAGCATTTCTGGCAACACGGCAACGGGTGCTGTGCAGACGATTGGCTTTGAAACTTCCAAGGCCATCACGGGTAATGCGTCAACGGGCAGTGTTGGTAATGTTGGTCACAGCAAGACGATTGAGATTAGCGGGAATGCAGCCACTGGTTCAGTGGGCATCGTCTTTGGATTTGGCTGGGGTGCAATCCCCAACACGGCAGAGAGTTACACAACAATCAGTGACACTGCAGAGACTTGGACTTCGATTGGCAACACGACAGAAACGTACACGGCGATTAGCGATACAGCAGAGACTTGGACTGCAATCGCAGATAATTCTGAAACTTGGACACCTGTTTGATAGGAGCTAAAAATGGCAGATACCACAACAACAAATTTATTGCTGACTAAGCCAGAGGTTGGAGCCAGCACCGACACCTGGGGTACGAAGGTCAACACTGACCTGGACCTGGTTGATGCATTGTTTGCAGCGGCTGGCACAGGCACCAGCGTGGGACTCAATGTCGGCTCTGGCAAGACGCTGGCAGTTACCGGGACGCTGACCAGCACAGGCACCACCAACCTGACATCACCAGCAGTCACCACGGGACTCACCACGCCATCAGCAACCTTTGCCCTGGTCAACACCACAGCAACTACCGTCAACCTAGCTGGCGCTGCTACAGCTCTAAATGTTGGTGCTGCTACGGGTACTCTCACTGTTGCCAACACCACCCTGGCGGCGAAGGCCATTACTGCCAGCACAACCTTGGGCGTGACGGGAGCAACCACACTGTCAGCGGCACTGACCTACGGCGGGGTTACGCTGACCAATGCCGTGACAGGCACAGGCAAGATGGTGCTGGACACCAGCCCTACGCTGGTGACACCAACTTTGGGAAGCCCAGCCAGCGTGGGAACGATGCCAGCCTTTACTCTTGGCGGCACAGTCTCAGGCGGCGGCAATCAGATCAACAACGTAGTGATTGGCACATCCACGCCGCTGGCGGGTGCGTTTACTACGCTGAGTGCAAATAGTGAAACAAATTCACAACAATTAACACTTGGTGGCGTTGTTGCATCTGGCGTTGCGACAGGAATGGCTTTACGAACAGGAAGCACAAAAACAGCGTGGCTAGTTGGCGCACAATTTAGTGCAAATAATGCCTTTGAGATTACCCCATCTACAGCGGCTGGTGGTACAACTTTTACTACACCCGTTATCACAGTAACCGCCACCGGCCTAGCAGTCACCGGGACGCTGAGTGCAACGGGCACATTAAGCGGCGGCACAAGCGGCACAGCGTACAGCTTCTCAGGCAGTGCGCCAGCGACCAGCTTGACGCTGGATAGCAGCGGTAACTTGGGTATTGGTATAAGTTCGCCTACTGGAAAATTATCTTTACGTGGTGCATTTTCAACAACACAAACTGCTGGTTTAACAATTGAGAGTTCAGGTAGCACAACAGGCTTACTTGCCCCAATTGCTTTCTATTTGCAAAGTTCTTCATGGGGAACAGTACACCAAGCAACTATTACTGCGGAACAGGTAAGTGGTTCAAATGGTGGCGCAAACATATTTTTTAGCACAGCGGCGACTGGTCAATTTGCGCCATCAGAAAAGATGCGCCTCGACTCCAGCGGTAACTTGGGTATTGGGACGACTACGCCTAACAGTATTTTGCAGGTTAACAGAGCCAGCGCAAATCCTACAATTATTGCAACACGAACCACCAGTTCAGCTACCACTATTGGTGATGCACTTTATTTGCGTTTAAACGATACCAATGGTACTGGAGGGATGCGTACAGAAATTGGTATGGGTTATGGAGTTCCAAGTACGCAGACATATACACCATCGTTAATTGGTTATGTTCAAACAGTTGGCACTGGCAACACTTATGGTGATTTGTATTTTGCAACTAGAAATGTAACTACAGATACCGCACCCACAGAACGGATGCGCCTCGACTCCAGCGGTAACTTGGGCTTGGGGGTTACGCCTAGTGCTTCTACACTTGCTCAGTTTGAGGGCGGGTCTAATTTTATTCTTACTGGGCGTGGCAATGTATACATTGGGAACAATGTTACTTTTGACAGTTCATTTAAATACATTGCAACAGCAGCAGCCGCACAGTACAACATCTCTGGCGCAGAACATCGGTGGTTGAATGCCCCATCAGGCACAGCAGGTAACGCCATCTCCTTTACTCAGGCGATGACGCTAAGTGCAGGGGGTTTGTTAAGCGTTGGAACTACAAACGCAGCGGCTGCAAGGATTCGCGGTCTAGGAGCAACTAACGCCAATGCTACTTACTACCTTGATGCTGACGGCCCGTTTGGTGGTAGCCCATCGTACAGTTCAATTCTTGGTTTTGCGTTATATTCAGACTCAGGCGCACGATACAACTCACACGCAGAAATTCAATGTATTTCTGACAGCAATTATTCTGGTTCGCTTGCATTCTTTACGCAGAACCCCGGTACATATCCAAACACAGTGACGGAGCGTGGTCGCTTTTCATCAGGCGGGTACTTTAAAGCAAGTAATCTTGGAACATACAATGACGCAACGGGCCTTTACCATGAATTTAGAGGTAACACTGCAAATAGTTATGTTGTAATTACAGCTTGCACCAACGCCACGCCTCTCTCTGAATATATACAAGATTTTCGTTTTTCAGCGGCAACGCCTAATGATGGTAATGCAAGGTTTTGGAGTTGTACGGATGCAACCGCTGAAAGGGCTTATATCCGTTCTAACGGTGGTCTATCAAACTATTCAGCAAATAACACAAATCTGTCTGACCGCAGAGAAAAAATAAACTTTGCACCTGCGGGTTCTTATCTTGACAAAATTTGTGCAATCCCTGTTCAGACATTTAACTACATTGACCAAAACTTTGAAACAGATGATGGTCTAACATTGGGCGTGGTTGCTCAAGATGTTCAAGCCGTTGCTCCTGAGTTGGTAACTGAAAGCAATTGGGGCAGTAAGGAAAACCCCAAAATGCGCTTGTCAATCTATCAAACCGATTTGCAATACGCTTTGATGAAGGCTTTGCAAGAACTCAAAGCAGAATTTGATGCCTACAAAGCATCGCACCCTTAAACTCTGAAAGGTAAATTATGACCACGACTACAACTTGGACAGTTACAGCAATGGACTGCTACCCACAAGAGGACGGCAATACCGATGTCGTGTTCACAGTTCACTGGACTTGCTCTGGTACTGATGGAACTTACTACGGTTCTGTCTATTCCACTTGCTCAGTACCTTTGACTGCTGGCACGTTCACACCCTATGCACAGCTTACTCAATCTCAAGTATTGGGTTGGATTTATGCTAACGGCGTTGACCAGACTGCTACTGAAGCCGCTGTGGGTCAGCAGATTGCAAACCAAGTAAACCCCCCAGTGGTCACTCTTCCACTGCCTTGGATAACACCACCAACAGTTTAACGGGAAGCCACCACCCAATCTTGGTGGCGCATTAAAGGAAACACGATATGGCAAACCAACAATCCCAAATCGTAACTATAGACGGCGTTGAGTTTAAAGTTGAAGACATGACGGAGCAACAGCAGATGCTGTTAAATCACGTTGCAGAC